CTCACACCCCCTTCGGCGGCAAGTATGAGCGGTTTGAGTTTTTCGAAATCTGTCGGCATGGTTAGGTCTTAATGATTTTTTGCATGATAACTGACGGCTGGATAACGTTTGCCGCGCTATTACCACCATCTGCCGGTATTGTAACAGGGATAGCGGGAGCGGATGTTCCTGCGTTATAACATGGTACTTCGTTAAAACCACCTCCGGCCGCTGTGACAAAATTCATATCCCACGACGGTGAGCTCACATCGCTATGGTTATGTGCGTGCATTTCGGCCAGTGTTTGAACGTGTGCTTCTTCGCCACCGTGTTGTCCGACTACGCTACCAATTACGGCAGTACCGGTTCCGCCACTACCCATCGAAACACTACGTCGCAGATCGGGCACGTTAAACGCCGTGGACGACGCCCTGCCGAATGGGAAAAACGTTATGCTGGGTGTTCCAGCACCGGTCGTATTGTTGTTAATCGTGATACTTGTATTTGAGTTAACGGTTACGATAACGCTACCGTCGACGATGCCCGTACCTTCGACAACCATCCCCGGATATGCCAACGTGATCATATTAGATAAACCAGTAATCACACCGTCGGTACCATCTGTCGTTCCGGTCTGCACGAACGTTATCGCTGAGAATAAATCCGGAAATGTGGCGCGGGTTACTGATTGGCCGTTACAAGATAGATAACCATTCGAGCCATTGAAAATGGTCGTACCGGCGTAATCGATAATCATACCGGACTGAATAGAATCAAACGACGCGCTTACTTGGAACCATGATTCGTCAGTGCCGGGTGTTGTCGTGTTCGCTGCGACCTGATTCTCCCAGACTTGCCCGCTGTAGTACACGCGGGCATAAATCGGATACGGGAACGCCACGCCGAGGTTCTGCGATGCGAGAATAAACGGAGGCGTACCGTACTGATATAATGTTTGTAGCGTGCTCGTTATGTCATTCATTAACTGATTAAACTGACCGCGCGGTATCGGCAGCGCACTGGGGTTAGTGTTAAGAGGTAACTCGAAATCAACACCAAAACCGTATTGGTACGATAGTACATCGGGTGAAGCCGTCGGGGGGATAGCGCCGACTGTGCCAGCTACAGCAAACGGATATACAAAATACATGGCAATGATCCTTATGTTAAGACGGATGGAACCCGCCGTTTCCAAAATTCGAATAGTTATTTTCGAAGATGGGGGTATAGGGTGGTGTGGTAAACGATATCCGCTGGTTAAACCCGAAGTACACACCCGACGTCGGGTAAATAACGTATTTTATACCAACACCTGCAGGCCGAGGAAGGATATCGTACTCAATCAGGTAGGTACTTAACCCCCACGACGGCACGAAGTTAAACACATACGTGATCGTCATATCGAGCCCATCGAGCACCGTTATCATATCGCCAGTAAACGCAGGGGACGTCGCGAATAGATACGCGAAGAACGCGTTAATATCCCATATGTTCCCACTCGATGTGATCTGGTATGCCCGGATGCGTAGGACTAGGCGCTGTTCTTCCTCGGTGAGCGAATAGTTGCCCCCTCGACTACTGAAGTTACCGCCGCTCGGAAACGGTTGATTGTAGTTGGGGTTAAAATTCCCATACGTATTTTCGTAGTCGGGAAACGACGGATCGAACGCATTAAAACCCCACAGCGGTTTGTTTACATCGTCGGGGGTGTCTTCCACAAGTAATGGGGTATTAAGGATATACGACCAAACGGAAAGGCCGAATAAATTAGCTGTTACGAGGTTAAATATATTGTTGTAGTAATCGAGCCAAAATTCCGTTTGATTAGCGTCGTACCACGCTTGTTTAGCGCTAATGAGCGCGATAATATTCGGCGCGTTATCATACTGCCACAGAATCGACTGAAGCAGATCGACCGTATAGTCGAACGACTGGATGCCGGGGTTAGTCGACCTCATACGGGAGCCAGCACAAAAATAGCGTTAAAATTAGCGAAAAAGTTTTGTTGCCAAATCGCCGCGTTAATCACATTAGTGTAGGACACGGGCGTAGCGAGCGATACCTGTACGTTTTGGATGTACACACCCGGTACGGCCGCAACGATCGCGGCGGCTACCTCGAACGCAGAGAGGTCGGCACCAACGGTTAGAGCGGGCGGAATACCCACCGGAGCGACGACACCCTGCGCCCAATTATAGACTGCGGACTGTACGCTCAAAGTGAGGTTAGGCGTGATGGCTGTACCCTGCGATACATATACGCGCGCGATACATGAAATCATATCGGGTCGATCGAATAGCACGTCTATCGTCTGGCCGCTAATCGGCTGCAGGACGGGTTGAGAAATCGGCGTCATGCTAGCGCCGTTATTGTATGAGCAACCGCCATCTTTTTTCTGTGCGATTGCTGTAGCGATAGCAAGGTTTGAATCAGTAGCCGACACGCACGCATACATCGAGTGTGAAACCATGGTCACGCCGTCGATAGTCTCGGTGGTCGCGGCGACATTTTCCCGAAACTTCATACTGTTAAAACCGGGTAATAGCGAGACATTCGCAATGATCGCACCCGCCATCGATGAGCCCTGAGCGAATAGAGCATTATTGCGCAACACTAACGCTTGTTGATCTGATTGTGTCGCCGACCCTAACGTGCCCTGCGCGGGGTTGTTAACAGTTAGCCAACCGATCAGATTGCTAAGTATCTGGGTTAGGGTATTCGCAGTGCATGGGATGGCGCCGGGCAGGATCGAAACGAATATTCCTGCCACAGTGCCGCCGGCGGGTACCGTAACGTTCTGCTGTAGGGCGTAAACGTTATTTAAAATGCTGTCGGATGCAAGCGCACCCGCGGCGATGAACGTGCCCGGGATGCCGGTAATAACGACGTTCACCGTGGTGAATGTTTGACCAATACGCTGCACCCCGGTTAACGCCATAATCGCATCGAGGTAAACGCCCCCGGCGATCGATGGGTTAATCTGGTTTGCCAGTGCTGCGTTATTGTTAACCACATCTGCCCGCGCGATTGTTTCCGTTGTGATCAACAATCCGGCAGGGGAATTCGGCGAGGTATTCAACCCTGTGCCGAATACTGCGGTATATTCTGCCGTTACGTCGGCTTGTAGCGTCGACGTGTCAACGGTGATCAACCCCTGTGGGACAATGTATCCGTAATAATCAGCCATTCACCACACCTTGTCCATAATCTGTCATTATCGTTGCTGTATATGTTAGCGTATTCGCAGCCTGTGCGATATCCAGCGTAATAACTTCAACCACATCTGGTATCGCTAGCCATGCTGACCGAAGCGCCGCGGCGAATTGCGGGATGTTGAGAACCCCTGAGAACACGGTTTCGAAATAGGGTATGCCGAGATTCGTGGCATAAATCATTTCGCCCAATATCGTTTTGGCTGCCTGCGCGCACGCCTGAAGGGTAGCTTCTAAATCATACACAATGGCAATATTACCATCAGGCGTCAGGTACATGTCGTTGTTAGCGTTAACCGCTATTGTTAGGGTCATGGTGGTATGTCCGGAGTGATCGAACCGCTTGCCGTTATCGCGCCGTGGACGTGTAGCGTGCCACCGGGCGCCCCTGATGCATCGAGTGTACCATCTAATTCTATACCGCCTATAGCCCCCGTAAACGTCATGCCAGCGGGGGTGATTTCTATTCCGCTAGATTCTGTACCATCTGTGCACGAAAAATTAACTCGGCTAGGCGTGATATCGATCTCAGAGATATCAGTCGAAGTGGTTTGACTAGTCACGATAAGCTGGATTAGCTCGTCGCCGACTACTATCCGGGTAAGGCCGTCTGTCGTAGAAAACACAGCATTATCGGTATCGCTATCGTTAATCACATAGTTCCGCATCTGATCCGGGACGAACAACGCGTCGGCGAAGTTGCTCAATCGCGGAGTGTTGGGCGGCGCTTGCGTATAGGTTTGCAGAAATAGCGATATGTCCCGATCGTTAGCAATTACCCAGCCCAGATTGCCCGGTTTCAGCGCGAACGATAACATCACGTTACCGCCCCCGAGAATCAATACGGGTATACTCGCGATCTGTGGCCGAGGCTGCACGGTTCCATCGGTGCCTACGATCGCTATCAGTATTTTAACTTGTGCGCGATTCGTTTTACGATTGTAGCTAATGATCTCCGCTGGAAGCGTACCGTTAACATCCTGCAGCATTTTTTTAAACGCAAAACGGATAGAGCCCGCAAGCGTATCATTATTGGCTGGATCGATATCAGGAAAATTGCCTCTACGCATTATTGTATCCTCGCCGCTTCAGCGATGTAGTAAAATGGTGTTTCACGGCTAGCGATCTGAAAGCCCAATTTGTATATCACATAGATGCCGTTTGCCGCTGGATACACATCGCTTTGTATCTGAATTCCCGTCCCTACTGTTGTAATATTATCGACTAGAAATTTAACCCTAATACCGAATTCTGTAAACTCAGGGATACCGATCATGCCGTTCGCTGCGCTTACGATACGCGTCGAGCCGAGTAACGGATCGCCACTGTTCTTAACGATCAATTGGTTATTATCAACATAGATGTTAAACATACCGAGTTGTCCGGCTGCATCAATTTGATTAAGCGACGAACCAGCGAACGCGAAATTAGTCACCGTTTTATCGGTTGCTTGGAATCGCAACTGCAGTCCGAGATCGTTCGCTATACCCTGCGTGATCTGTTTGATCGTAGCGCCACCGGGCTGGTTCCTCGTGATTAACGAAGTTTTTGCGAAGTTGCCCGTTAAGCATTTTAAAACAATACCAATATCGGGCGGTTGCGTGCAACGCGAAGCGACTACCGTACCGAGATAGATAAGCGTTGTCCCATAAGATTGGCGGCCTGCAAATAACGAAACGGTTTTTGGTGTCACGTTTAAATTGTAAGGCGATGTTTCAGTTAATAGATAATCTTGCGTAGTTTTGTCGAGATTCTGCAAAGTGATCTCTGCGTCATTCTGTAAAGCGTTAGCGTATTTAGTACCCGTGGCAGTGATCCACAAGTCGCCGGAGTAAATTTTCGTTACCCCGTTCACAAGTATTTTTACCTGTACGATCCTCGGGTCAAGTGCTTGCATTAACGATACCCGCCAGTTCCGCTTGCGACGCATAAATAAGAAATTGAGAAATACCGAATTGATTGTAATCGAGCAACACCGGCTCGTCGGACAACCACATAAAATTTCCGGTCGCTAGATACCCGTACGGGATCACTGGGGAGTTAACCACAACGCGCTGGCCGAGCACGACTGGTACTTGATTGCGCGTAACGTCCATCACAATAACGCCATCATCGTAATACGGCGCGATACGTGTTTGAGGCGCACACAAACGTATCACGATATCGTAGAAATCCGTATCAAGCTGTATCGAAAACGATTGTATGGGTAGCGCACTAACCGGGACAATTTGCATGCGTTACTCCATATTCTTAAGCGAAGCATAGGATATTTTCGGATAGAACAATTGCTTCGCTGCTGATGTTTGTGCCGTAGTTGCTGGCGATGCTTGCTGGGATCCACGGTCGACGGTGTTAGTCGCTGCGGGAGATTTCACGCCCTGTACGCTTTGTGTATTCGCGAACAGTACTTGCTTAAGTGTTAACGCCATCGTTAGCACGCTAAACGTTTCGGGGTTTTCTTCATGTGGTAATGACGCGATAATCTGATTCGGGTACACACCCGATTTAGTTTGTACTGTTAGCAATGTGGCGTTGAGGTAATACTGCTTAATTGTTTCGTAAACGCCAAGGTAGGCTATCGACGGGATAACCATCGAGAGTTCGATCTCAACGGGATTAATAATTCGGTGGTCTGTAATGGTTGCGCCCGTTTCTAGCGGATGTTCCATCACTTTTGCTGTTTCTTTCACGATCGCTTTGATGGGTCTAGCGAGTGGAAACACTTGCGTAAAATCTTGGGTAAACACGCCGATCGTGTCAACGGCATATGTACCTAATAATTGGCGTGCGATGCCCATCAGTACGCTACTCCATTGCCGAATTGGTTATTTGCTTGATAAAAATGATTGCTTAATGACTTGCGGAATTCCGCCGCTATCCCTTCCGCATCGGTCGATTGCGTGTTGACCACAATTTCGCTGATGTTTATCGTCTGGTTTTTATCGCCGCTGGCGTTAGATATACTGTTCGACGTTAGTGTGTTAATCGGCGAGTTATTCGCATCAGTCAATAGTGACCGTGTTTTTACCTGTTCTTTAGCGCCATACGTAAACGGGGTGAAAAGTGCGCCTTTCTTGTTTCGATCAACTGGCGGGATGAATGTCCCGAGCAATGAATCCTTACCTTCGAAATAAAACTTAACATCTTCGTAAGCAAGCGCAAGCGCACCGAGCGCAAGCGTTACGCCTGTGATCGCCGCAATCCACGGTAAAAACTGTACGGTTGCGATCGCCGCAGCGCCACCGATTGCCAAGATCGCCCCGCTTATTAAATCTTTATGCTCTGTGAGATACACGGCGACCGGCGTAGCAACAAGATCGTAAAATTTACTAAATACCGGTAACGCTTCAGTCGCCACTGTGCGCGACAACGTTCCGAACGCCTGTTCCGACCGCTGAAGGGATAAGGTATACTCATCGGTTACTTGTTGCTGCTGTTTAGTGACAACGCCCAACCGACGCTGTTCGTCAAGCAATGCCATCACTTCACGTCGACCACGCTGCAACAATAGGATCGTAGGTTCGTCTAAGCCGAGTTTACGTCCGTACTGTAGCGCCCTGAATCGGCCGAGCTTCGCGAACGCATCTGCCAGCGGGAGTAACGCTTGTAATGCGACGCGTGGGCTCGAACCGAGGTGCTCTGCAAGTGAGTGGATCGACGATTGAAATGTTTTAGCATCGCCACCCGCTTTTATGATCGCTTGTCCCCATGCGTCTAATTCTTCGATATTGACGCCTAATAATTTCGACGTCCTACTGAGGTCTTGTGTGTATTCGACTGATGCTTTAAGGCTCTGAAAGATTGCTGCCGCGCTGAGTACACCGGCGGCTACACCGGCCAGATTGCGCCCGATATTAACGAGCTCAGAACCAACGCCTTTAAATGCTTCCTGAGTTGCGGTTAAATTACGGGTTAACGAATCGCCAGCCTTTTCGACTTTCTTCTCGTCGGCCACAACTTGTGCTGTGCCGAGGCTCTTAAATAATATGATGAACGTATCGAGGATCGCCATTATCGTTTCGCCTCTGCTTTCTTCCGCGCATATTCAGCGGCCAACCATTCGTTATATTTCCGAATAGAGATTATCTCCCAGAGAATAAAAGCGTCCTCTAGGCTGTAGACTGTTCGGAGCTCGTCGAGGGTTGCTTGCTTTTCTGCGATAATTGATCCGATAAACCCATCAATATTTTTGTAGTCCACGCTGGGAGCTTCTGGGCGACATCTTCGAAGAAAGTCGAGAGGCGCCCGTTTCGAAAAAAAGAGCAATTGTACTGCATCATCTCCCACTCGACTTGTGCGAGTATCTCCCAATCGCGAATGTGGTTGTCCACGAGCGCGCGATTATTTAACGGAATCAACTGGTCGTTTATCTTGATGAACACATAGCACATCAGCTTCAGCATGATTTCTTCGTTGAGTTTATACTCGCCAACTTTCGGAATACTCGTTAACGGATAGCCGGCGATAATCTCACGCCCTGCAATCGCTGGAAACTTTGACAGGGTGTAAGTCTTCTCGCCGATCGTAAACTCTTTGGGTTCAATCGGGTGCATTAATCAATTGCCTCGAACATAAATTCGTATGTTTTCGTTTTTTGTCGACCTTCACTTGCGATCGATCTACCCGGCATGCCGCTGATAATCGTACCCGGAGATAAACCAACTGGCGTACCATCAGGGAGAACGAAGTTAAAAGTAATAATATCGTTCGCTGCGATCTTTCCTCGTGATGGACGATTAGCGTTAAGTAAGATGGATAACAGATTGTCGGTCACACTGCCGGGTATCTGTGAAATTGTCATGCGCACGGGGTTTGCTTTCGACCACGTGATCAAATCGCCGTTTAACCCCATCGCACCATCGCCGATCTGTAAGACTGGTATATCGATCGGGTCAACGTCATCTGACCATTGAGTGACTGGGAACCCAATCGGAAAAGTGTTCGATGCGATTAGCCAACCGAGCGTATTAAAACCTGATATATTTTGCATGTCTCAATCCCTTAGATGAGGAAATCGTTTCCGACCACTTTGCGGATCACATCGTCTTTACTGTAAACCAACGTATAGACGGCCTGATATGTCACTGGCGTTGTAGCTTGTGGGACGAATATCACATCGCGCCAATAGCCTTGATTCTGCACCTGATACCATGCGTCGGGATCGTTCGTAATTGATCCGATTGCAACGATCTGACTTGGCGTAAGCGTTTTACCTACACTAATCGTCCCGTTGACCAACGCTTGATTAATCACACCTTGCATGGTCGCGAAAATCATCGTACGACCGTTGTTATTCGCTGGCACTTGATTAACGTTAAGCAATAGGTTCATCAGAGACGCACCCATTGCATCCTTCAGCCAGATTTCATTAGCGTAGGTTGTCATATCGGTAGGATCAGTGATCAACCCTTGTAATACGCCCTGCTGATAGAAATTGATTAACTGACCGGCTGTTTGTGTCTGACCGTTATAGTTAATGCTGATTAGGTTATATGTTAGCGCGGTGGTTAAGTCGGACACACTTGCGGCTAGTCCCGCGTATTGCGTAAATTCGTAGTTAACCACAGTGTTCTGACCGCTATAGTTTACCGATGCTTGTATCGCTTCGGGTAACATTTCGATATAGCCCGGCGTTGTTCCGCCGACTTGTGTCGCATCAAGGCCAGCTTTCAAATTGATACCGGTGCCCGCAATGCCGGCAAGTCCAGCCTGCCAAACGGTAGCGTTGCCTGAGTTAACCGACAACTGATAAATAAACGTTACGTCTTCCGCCTTCGTCCAGTTCGCTAACGCTACTGCTTGAGCGAGGGACAAGAAAAACGAAATCGTCTGGGCACCCGATACTGTTGCGGGAACTGGCGTCGATGGGGATGCCGCTTGACCGAGCACAATATTAGTATTCGTGCTAATGGAGAAAATAACCGCACCAAACGGTATGCCAACGCCTTCGACGGCCATACCCACAGACAACGCCGCAGTGTCGCTCACAGGGATTGTGGCACTAGCTGCAGTTAAGGTCAGGGATAACTGTTTTGGCATGAACGAAAACGAACCGAAGTTATTAGAGAGGTTAGCGGATGTTGTGATCGACTGAACGGGCGTTTCGACCGCTGAGCCATTCGCCAGTGTTGCTGCTACGCCGGGCTGTGGGACGAACCGACCGTTAGCCACGCTAGCGACGGGGATTAAATTCATGAGACTGGCCACATCTGTACCGCCTGTGCCTGCGGAAACTGCAAACGTTGGGTCGGAACCGACGACACCCGACGAGATAATGAAATTGGCAGTCGTAGGTGAATAAACAACGGTAGCACTGGCAAAAGTGACCGCAATCGCAGTTTGTAGCGCGGAAGCAACGCCGGCGAGATTTACGGCGGACGTTAAATCGATTCCGCTAAAATTGTGGAAAACACCCCCGACTGTTAACGCGATCGCAGCATCAGAAATCGGTTCATACATGCTCGCATAATTCTGCGGAACCGCATCGACGAAACCGAATACCATCGGGGCGACTGCTTCGTCCACCCATCGAGCAAACGAGATATTACCCGGTGAGGTGCCGGCCTTGCTGATATAGTTAAAGTAAAACGTCGCTCGTTTATATTCTTCGGAGTTAACCCCAAAATAAGCACCCACAGACGCAGCGTTTGGAAACTGGGCGTAAGTCTGTGGGGGCATGAGCGGATTATCGGTAAACAGGCGCGCCATGAATTCGCGCCCTAGCACCTGCGATCCACCCGCTACTGCTGAGTTAATCTGCACATATTGACTTTGCGGGATCGCCATCTGAATCGTCCTTATTATATGGGGAATGTATCAATCGTTACTGGTAAGTTTATCACCGGCAGATTATTCGTTCTACTGTTGAGATAGGTTAACACAAGTTCAAACGCTGGGGCGGCTTCGAAATTATCCATATCGTCCACAAAATAGGGATTCCGGATTTGTTGCACACGGAGAACCCCAACGCCTGCCGCGATTAATATCTGTACGGTGTTAGCTGATTGGAGAATGTCGCACACTTCGTTAACGAGATCAGCGGCGGTATAACTAAACGTATTGTACGGGCGTTGCAGAACTAACGCACTGAACTGAAAAATCGTTTCGTAGTACTGCAGTTCGGTGTGGACTTCAACACTATGCACTGCGTCCCACACGTCCCCCCAAAAAGGATATCCATATCGTTTGTCCGATACTTTAAAAAAATACACAGTCGGGGCGGTTGGTATGCCCTGTTGCGTGGGTTGATTCGATTGGATAACGTTCACGCCCAGAAACCCGTCAGCGATTAGCCCAGCGTTGATGATTGGCAAAAACAATCGAATCAGATCGTTATCCAACATAGAAATTACCGTTCCCGAAGTTAGTATAATTGTTCTCTTGCGGGAGAGTGTTAAACCCGAAAATGTTTGTAGCTAGGATCGGAACGTCTAACTTGCAACACAGAACGGCGTCCCAACCGTCCTCTCTGTACCAGCCCGTGTTGCTCTCGCATTGGAAACGTTCGCCCATGTAGAGCAATTGGTCGTTTGATACGTCACGCTTAATATCGATTATCCGTTGTAGCGAATAAAACACATAGTACGATTTCGCAAGATCAAGGCCAAGTTCTTCGTACAGCCTTTTTGGTACCGGCTGAAAACTACCGTACACTGTCAAGGGGATGTTGTAGGTTGTTAACCACTCACCCACATCGTTAACTGTACGGCTCGCTGCCGCGAAATATTGGATCACTTCGCAACGGATCGCGGTTAATGCTTGCGATAATATGTTCGAGCTCGGGACGGCCATTAGTAGTCCTCGACTTTGTGCGATAACGTCTGGAACATATGCGCTGTATCGATCAGCGGCTTAGCGATATTGTGCGCCGTCTTGCCGGTACGTCTTTTCGCCAACCGTGCGGCAATCGTTCGTTTCGCCAACGGGGGTGACCATACTTTCGTTATCGTCTCGGCAATCTCGCCGGCGACTAATCCGCCGATCTGTTCCATCACCCCAAACGCTGTGATCTTACCGCGTAAAACTGCCCGACCGCCTTTTTCTATCGCTTCTTTCCATTGGGATTGTCGATCGGCAATAGTCGGCCTAATGAACGGCCGGGCTGGAATGTCCTTTGCTGCGTTACCATATTCGTTTTGTGCGGCTATCGCTGCGACCTGCGTACCGTCTTCGTATTTTGCACTGGGGAACCAGCCGATTTTAACGACTTTGGAACCCATGTCTTTTAATGCTTTCGTTAGTACTTCGTAACCTTGTTGACCACGACGGACTTGCATACTACCACCCCCAACGGCCACCGCCGTAACCACCCAGCGGGTATTGAGTACTACTAAACCCGGACAATGGGGCGGAGCCACCGACATACCAACCGCCGACGGACTTCGCTTGTAATAGAGCGTGCAATTGCATCCCGTACGGCGACGAATTTAGCCACCAGTCCCATTGATTCTTCAAGGGGGGTGGGGTCAATGTGATAGATATCTTATCTATCGTCGAGCCCTGAATCACTTGCGGATATTGCCCGCGCGGGATGATCACAGCGCCGAGCCATGTTAGGTGCGCAGTCATCAGGTTCAACGCTGTTTGCCGTGCTAAACAACGTAACCACCCATACTGACTGTTTGGGCTAATGAACCCTAGCGCCATGTCCCAATACATTTGGATCATTGCCTCGGGAAACGTAGTCGGGTTAGCGAACGCCGGGAACTGCTGGATAAACAGTGCGTAATTGAACGGAATGATTATCGGCAGTGGGCATTGGCTCATTTACGTTTAGAATCCTTTTCTTTATAGATGGGGGTGCCCGGTTCGCTTTTATCGCTCGGAATATAATCCTCGGGCGTTTTTGGCGCGGAGCCATCTTTCGGCGTCATGTTTTTCACGACTTTTTCCGGTGCGAGCTCTTTCTTTTCCACAACGATAAAACCATTTTTGCGGTGTTCGTTGAAATGGTAATCCTTTTCGAGCAATTCCATATCTTCGTCAGACACTTCGGTCACGGTGCCGCGCGGTGTGACTAGTCCACCGATGGGATACAGCATGCCCTCACGCGGCATAGGCATGACGTTTGAACCGCCTAGAATAGAAATTTTCTTCTGAATCGTTGGCGTAGCTTTTGAATCTTTCGGCTGTGGCTTATAGATTGCGTAATTGTTTGTGCTGGTTAGCGTACTGTAAACATAAAACGGCATTTGTACGGCTCCTGATAAGTTAATAGGGTTACACCTAAGTATAACCCCATTGACGTGTGGGTCAATAATAACCCTCGGACAGTACGGCTAGCTAATTCCAGTAAATCTCACCACAGCGAATGGACGTTTACACATAGCACCCGCCGTAGCGTTGGAATAATCTTCTTCATACCCTTTAGCAAGCTGTTGAACGCCCATTACCTGAAACTTGGCTGGTACTGGCTGAATCCAACCGGCACCGCCATCAGTGCTGGAATCCATCACACGGTCGGCCTGCAGATAAAACACGCCTGCGCCACCGTTAGCGGTATTAAGCTGTGGAGCGGACACAACGCGAATCAGAGGATACGCTTCGTTTAGCCAAGCACGCACAGAAATACCGAAATCAGAAGTGGTACTCAGCCAGTCGACCGCATCGGTCGCAATAGCTAAGGTAAGTTTCATTTTTTCAGGATCGATCGTGTCTTGTGAAGCGGTACGTAACGCAACGATAGCTAAACGGATATCTTTACAGATTTCCAAAAACGTCTTGGTTGACCACAACGGGCTAGCACTCGCGCCGTTCGGGACGGTCGTATAACCGGAGAGGTTCGGATCGTTCAAATATCCATAGGTATTGTTTGCGCCGTTATTGAAACCGAAGAAACCAACGGTGTTACGGATGATTTCGAGTGCGAGTGCTGCGGATTCACGTTTCGCACCGGAGTTATCGATACGCATGCGGGAGGCGCGGGCGGTTTCTAAGTTACCGGCCATCATGCCTTCCTCGAAGCGCACGACCGTACGGAAAACAAAGTTAACGTTCCACGAGCTCAACGGTACATTGCCGTAATCGCTGTAGGGCACGCTGAAACCAGTACGTTCTAATACTTGTTGCACGATCTGTTCGTCTTCCCACGATCCGGTAGTCATCAAGCCGATAATATCGTCGATCTTTCTAGCGGCGGTAATGACTTCCACAAACCCGGGCAACCAATTCTGCAGGAACTGAACGGGGGTTGCGACGGATGGGGTCGTTACGTCTGGCTGTATCGCATCCATTGAACGCATCATCATACGGACTGAACGAGTATCCATGCCGATACCGAGGCGCGGCAAACTATTGTAACCCTGTGGGTTAAACCCTTGGAGTTCCCGAACCTGTCCGGGGCGTAGATGACTATGGATCGGGGTCAATTGTCTATTGTTCATTGATTCTAACTCCTAATTATGTGGGAATACCGATGCCGGGATTCAAAGTGATCACAGCTAACCCTGCGGCCGCGACGGTAAAGTAACTGACCACAGCAAACGCGGCAGATTTACCAGTTCCGGGGAACGGTGAAGTGCTGGGTGGTACCGTGCTTAAAGCACCGGTAACGTTATCAAATATCACATAATCGCCAATGGCTGCGGCAGCGGGTAAGGTTACGACTAAATCGCCCATTGTAACCAGAGAAGCTAGAACGTTATTCGGTAGTACTAAAGTGGGCGACAATGGAGAACCGCCAACGCCAAACAATGTTTGCTCTTTCGGGTTCGCTAAAACACCGACGAAAACGCCTGTGCCGCCGGTATTACCAGCTTGTGCGATACCTTGTGAGGTAAGTGTATAGGCGGTCGCGCCGATAATGTTGTATGCGGCAGAAGCACTAACGAGGGTGTATTCCCATGCGCGGTGTGGCGAATCTGTGTATAGCTCGCCGGGTACGCCGAAACCCTGTTGTAAAAATACGGTTTGTTGGAAACTCATAATTACTCGCTCCCTTTGAGAAATGCGTCGATCTGATCGTTGCTGTCAGTCGCCATGCTATTGTCATGCACATAGGCGGGTGTACTGTTTACGCGTGCGCCCGCAAGATAACCGTTGATCGTGGCTTTTTCTTCGCCGCGTGCACATGTTAATTTCAATGTCTTAACGCCATACTTGACCACATCATCTAGCGTCATTTCAGCGTGATCGAATGTGCCGATATGGGGCGCTAAACGCTGTACAAGCGCATCGCGTTGGCTAACTTCACGAAGCAATGCTTTCGTTCCGTCGCGCTTCATTGTGTTGAGTGCGTCGGTCACTTCTTTGAGTTGGGCGTCCATAGAGTCCTTCTTGTCTTTGCTAGAACGTTCAGCTTTTTCGTCTTCCTTCTCGCCGTCTTCGTCGCCGACTTCTTTACCCTTTTCGGTTTTACTATTAGCTTCTTCGGCGGATTCGTCGATACCGTTCTCGCGCTTAACGAACGATGCAGGGTCGCCGTCCATGTTACGGCCTACGCCGGACTGCAGGGCACCCACCATTTCGCCTATTTCATCCATCCGCTGTGCGAGGGATTCGAGGGTAAGTGGTTCCGCGTCTTTAGCGTCTTGTTTTTTAGTTTCGCCTTCTTTTTTAAAGTCGTCACCTTTTTCGTCTTTCATCTTTGGCATGTGTAGCCCCTTGCTATCGATTGTAAGTTTAAAATGATCGAGCACCGATACATCGCGACCGGAACGGCCTTCTTCGACCAGCGCCAAGTGATTGCCCCGGATGTTACGCTGGATCGCATCGTACTTAATGCCATCATACACCCCTGATTGTAAATCATACAAGCATCGGTAACCGATCGATAAATCCCGTTTGCCCGATTCGATTAGCTTTGCTAAGTCTTCGGAGAATACTTTTAGATTCGCTTTGAGGTATCCATCGGCAAAATGAACGTTCTCACCCACCACACCGTGTATGCCCTTTCGCTCGGCGGGGGTGAGCCCTTCGTCTTCGGAGCCCAGCATCGCGTGATCGTCTGTCCATGGTAAGAGCTTAAACGAGTTGATCGTATCCTCGTTATTTAGTTCTTCCTCGGGACGGTAAACCATATACTGTTCGTCTGCTTTAAGTTCAGGGCTTATTTGGCTGCCGAGGTATGGAAAAACGCCTACTTTGCTAATGGGATTATCTTTAATTTCAGGCCAGCCGTTTATGTCATACTCACGTGCGGATTCGCTGGTGTCATCTTTACCGGCCGTTTGATAGGCGATTGCTTCGGCCTGTGAAGGCTTATGGCCTGCCCGTTCGAGTTCGCCGATATTCTTGCCGATCGTTTTCTCGCTGGAACCTTTCTCTAGCGGCATTGTGGGAATCCTTATTTAATCGCTGCTAATACTATTTAATCATTATCGCCGAAATTTAATATAGGTATGAATCGGCATTTGCAATTCTTGCTAACAATTCCTGCCGATGCTACCGTGTACCAACCGTTAAAACTCTCTAAGGTGTATACATGGCCTGCAAATACTCGGATGCTTTTCTGTTGAACGCGAAACAATCTTTTGAAAGCGGCATGACCGTCAAGGAATTCCGTGCTACTAAACGCGTTAGTCCGGGTCATCTGGTTGCCGCTTTGCGCGATAGGCTCGGCTACACTATCCCCCGTACTAGAACTATCGCCGCCGCTCACGCCGACACAATCGGAATTTCCGCCGCGTACAAATCCGGCGAAAGCGTCCACTCCCTCTCTAAGCGATATGGCGTCGGACGGGAGTGTATCGCCTCTATCCTTAAACTGGCTGGCGTCGTCTTGCGCGATGGAAATAGTGCTGCGCGCATTCGTATGTCTAAACTCTCGGTTGTCGAACGGCAAGGAATAACTAAACGTGCTAGAGCTACTAAACTCGATAATCTGGGGGATAGGGCGCGAAGTAAACGCGTTGACCACTATATCGGACAAGGTGAAAGCGAGCTTTTCGATCTGCTGTACGTTAATGGACGTTTTCCAATTCGGCAATTTGTTACTGATCCGTATTATGTCGACCTGCTCGTCGGGTATGTCGCCGTTGAAGTTAAATTCAGACGGCGCGGAGACTGTAACGACTTCGGAGGCGCTCAAAGAATCAAAAAGCTGATCGAAGGTGGTATGGTCGTTTGTGGTTTCTTGATTAATGATCCCAGAGTTATTGCCTTTGCAAGAAACGAGATAATCACCCTCTTGGATTTCATTGGCCGGCAGCCACCCACGCAAGGTGAGTATTGGGTGATTAGGTGTACATTCGATAAGCTCGCAGCCTTGCAACTGGATATTAACGAGATCGCCGACGTACCAGTATCGCCACAAGTTACGACATCCATTAGTAAGCGATACTTTAGTTAATCCCGTAAAACAATTTACCGGTATGCTCGGTAACCCTTGATCAGCCGGATTAGTCACTCCTGCCGCTATCTGCTCATTAATTATATTCTCAAAACTGAATGTCTTGCCACTAATCTGCAAGTGCGAGTCGCGCGGGTGCGCGCCCCCCTGCGAATGTAACCACCGAAATTGTTTAACCCCTACGGCTTGTAGGCGTTGTTTATTAATCATGTTGTATGCTTTGCGCGTCTGATCGCCTGCGATATTCCGCGCCTTACGTTCTGTTACGCCACCGATCTTTTGGATCGCGGGGATGAGGTCTTGCAGGCCGTTACCCGTGGTTATCGATCGCATGACCGCACCGTTAATATCCTTAAAATATAGCTCGGGAATCGATTTAATATAACCGACGTTCTCTGCGATCGTTGCGGACGTTACCGCTGCCATTCCTTCCGGTACGATTGACGTATTAAGAGATAGTTTCCCGGTGAGCTTGCCTAGACTTGTGCTCAATTGCCGGGCGCTTGTGTCGTCCACATCATCGACCATACGCTCTACCAGTTTGGTTGATGCGAGGCTAAACAAATCGGTAAAACGGTCGTATAGTTTAGCGATAGATTGTTTCGCTTTCGGGGTCAGGTTCAGTGCTGCGTCAGTGGCCGACTTGATATCTATAGACGTCATGTCCATCTTGGTATCTATAGATATCAAGTCCATGGCTTCGGCTTCCGCTTGTTGTGTCATAAATGCTTCGCCCGTCCGAGATTCAAATACGCGTACCAGTTCACGGGTGGTGGCGCGTTTCATTTCTCGAACGAGTGCAAGCAATGCTCGTTGATACCGTAACATCGCGGATGCGTTGTGATTAAGTGGTGTTCCCACAAGCGTCACTTTACGTTTTTCCGCCCACTCTTGTTTACGAGGCGTTAGTTTTATTCGTTTTCGCATCGGTCGGCCTTGTGTTCCATGCTTCTATTGCTGCTGCTAAATGGTCGACGGGTTGACGGTAAAATACTTTTTTTACGATACACTCCTCGTCGGAACAACCCAGATCAAACCATTCGCCGTGGTGATCCATGTCTTCGATCAGTTCCGCTCGTTTACCACAAAACGGGCAACTTTTAAGCCGTTTACGCATTAATGTGTCCTTTCGTTAATAACTTCCTACCACACTATCTCGATCCAATCCTCGGCTAGGATATCCTCGTTACTCGGAGTCCATACGCCACATGTCCCATCGACCAGTTTTATATCGATATGCGGCCTATAGTTGATCACGGTGCCTTGTGCGTACATCGCATTGAGCGGCGGACGATTCACGGTGAATTTAGAGCCCATGACGAGATACACTACCTCGTCTGGTTTACTTAATCTTGCGTACTTCCCGCCTTTTCTAATGCCTTCTAACGCTACGCTAAAATCTGTCATTACCTTATGCCCCCTCTTGTTCGCTTTGTTCCGGTATTGGTGCGTCGTCTTCGATCCCGCTATATCCGGATTCGGGATCAGTGATCACGCGGTTCCTTGCGTCCTGTCCGTCGATTGCGCCAATGTTCGATAGTACTTGATCTGTTTCGGCCTTCATCTTGTTTAATTCGGCTAATTCTTTTGCGGTCATCGCGTCAAGTGAATTCCACGAAACCGTCACTTCGAACGGGTTACCGGGTGATATCTCACTACGTATCAGCATCATGTGATGGCGGTTAAGTAACGTCGTTAAATCGTGGCGCTGAATAGATTCCAGTTCTTCGTGGTAACTCGCTTCCTCATATTCGCCAGTGCTGTTGAACCCCTTCGGTTGTGTCCCCAATAACTTAACGGCTGGTACGTTCGCGGCCGCTGCGACAAGCTGATATTGCGTCATGATCACTTCGTCAAGATCGGCTAGGGATGTGTCAAACTGTTCCATCTTTTCCGATTCGCTATCAATCATTTTAATTCCGTAATTGTCACGACGGAATATCCATTCTGCCGCCCGTTCGTCAAATCCCTCTTGACTAGCTACGGCCTGTGCGAGGTCAGTACTGATCACGTCCGTACGCTTGGTGAGTGCCAACATAGGCGCCTCGTTCGCGATCTTCTCGGCCGCGAATACGCGCTCGCAAATCTTCTGCGGGATCGGGATACCACCGTAAATATACGACGGTTTTAAAATATCAGGGACTTCCTCGGTACGAAATATCACGAGGTGCGAACGGTGTACCCGATATTGTCCGATACGCCACCAAGTCGGCTCGTAGAAATCGATCGAACCGGGTGATCCGGCCGCTTCGTTATCGAGCTCGGGGGTGGTCCAATAGGGGTCGATCTGTGAAATACCTACGTAGCTACCGGGTGTTATACCGTCTGGGTTAAACGGGTTTTTGTAGTAGTCGATCGGGTTATCCACTTTTACCATGAACATGGCGATGCGAATGCCGAACACGCGCCCCATGTGGATGAATTCGATCATGTTAAGATTGATTTTATACGCATCGTCTAGCTTTCGAATCGCATCGAGCATATCGGGATTAACGTCGCTCCCGTCGTTAACGGTAACTTCGTAGCCGTTTCGAACTGCATCGCGTGCCGGCATTAGACAACACTTTGACACTAACCACTGTTGTGACAATACCGCGCATAACTGATATCCGATAAACGTTTGCTGGGCGTACCATAACATTTGCGCTTGCGGGATAGCGTTTTGCGGGTAAAACGCCGATTTAATCGGGTTAAACGCTCCGTCCATCGCCATGCCCGGCCTGATAGCGGCTTTCAGGGGCTTCATGCCGCTATCAATCATCGCTTGCATGAGCTCGTCGGCTTTATGCTGTTGGCCTTTAAAATCTATTTCGTCAGTCGTGAAACGTCTGCGTAAATGTTCCACAGGGGTGGCTACTACGGGTGCGGCTGTTGGTTTATTGAATATTCGCTTCATCCATTCGATCATTTTGACCATGCCCCTCTTGTCTGTTTGATTGGTGCGAATACTATTTTAATCGCATCGGCCTTATTTGGCGACTTCGCGCCGTTGGGCGCTTTATCAACTAACATCTTACCCGTTGTAGTGTTTTCGATAATCACAGGTTGTCCGAGCTCTGCGATTAATTTACCTAAACCGTCTAGCGTGGAGGGGAGCGAAATGATTTCTTGCGGCGGAACGTCGATGCCCTTCACGACTGCACGATAAGTGTACATGAAGCGGCGACGTAGCGCGAACCATGATTGTGAGTTGTAATTTTCATAATAGTCTTCGTTCGTGCGGCCTTTCTCCCCGTCCTTAAACTCACCATCTAACCGAAACGGATTGTGCAAGGGGTTAGTCACACTGCCTGAACCATGAAACGGGTTAAACTTGATCGTATGGACACCCCGTCCCTTCCGGATAGTGTTTATGTGTCGTGCATCGCCTCGGACTCCGGCACCCAATCCGTCCGCGTCATAATCCACATCGTGATAGCCCAGCACATCGCACATGCGAAAAACACGCTCCGTACTTTCGAGAAGATCACCATCTTTGCCGCTCCATTCTTCTAAATACTCCACCACAACGCCCAGACGTCCTGCGAGTGCGTTTTTATCTTTGCCTTCGTCTGCCACATCATACGCGGCCTTACGCGCCCCGGTGGGGGTGATACCTAGCTTTACGTGGGCATCGATGGCCGCCTGAATCCACATCGCTGGGATTAAAACGCCTTCCTGTGATGCATTATAGTCGAGGTCTATTTCTTGAGCAATTACAACGGGGTCGTCAATGTCGAAACATTTCTTTTCGTACCACGCTTGATCCTTGCGCGGATCGTCCCGCCAGTGAAATGTGAACACATCGATACGACCGCCGTGGCGCTTACGCGCGAAAGGGTTGTTCATGCCGTGCGGTGTGCTTATGTCCTGCCTGCAGTTCGTTGTTTCGGCGAGCGACGCCTCTACGAGTTCTGGACGTGGTAGCCAAGCGGCTTCGTCAACGAAGTAGAAAGCTGCACGCGCACCACGGCCGATATTGTCGCCCGCCTCCCCTGTGATTATCGATTGAGTGTCTGGGAATTCGATACGCATGTACGGCGAATGCTTACGCTCGTCCCATGTTCCGCGAAACTCTGCGGGGAGATTCGAGACGTATTTTCGCGCCTTCCAAAATAACGATTTCGGGTCGCCGCGGTGATCGACGTATTCCTCTTTGCGCGAACCAACGCCCACCTCGACGCCATCATATAGCGCACAAATTGACGAAGCGACGGCCATTGTTAGCCACGACATACCCATCTCGCGTGATTTATCTGTTAAGCCCGGACGATTCTCGCGCCAGCACTTCAGGAAAAACTCGATCCATTCGCGCTGCTTAGGAAACAAAATAAACGGCATGAGCGACGGGAGCCCGCGCGCAACGTTACGGGGATCGTAAGTCGTTCCCCAATCGTCGATAAAATCAGCGATGTGCGTTTTATAGTAGGTGCGCAGGAGTGGTACACAATCGGGATCTGCCCGAATCCGTCGCAGTGTTTCCGCACGGTGGTGAAATACTGCGACATAATCCGGATGCTTCCAATCAAACGCAAATGGAAGCGGCATGCATTACGACTTAGCGGGTGGTGGGGTTAACTCGGCGATCTTCGCATTTGCATCAGTTAGCTGTTTCTCCATCTGCGCTAAACGACCATTCAACGCTTGCAACTGGTTATTGCCCATGTTGATTTGCGATTGCAATTCGACGGCTTTCGCGGTCGCTTCTTGCAATGCCTGTGTGTACGCCTGAATACGTGCGCCTTGCTGAGTTAACGCGGCACCCATCTGTTGTATCTGGCTATCTTTCGGATCGATTGGAGCGGTCATGACATGTCGTCCTGTGTTGGTTACGAGGCCGTCACTATACTACAGTGCGGCCGCGTTTTTCAATGCCCTAAGTGTTAATGGTCATGTAGGGGCATACAACCGCCGTGGAATTAGTGGTCGGGAAAATGACGGAAGTCGCCCACGATGTTGCACCCGACGATAAGAAATCTCCCGAAAATTGAGCGGTGCTCAAGGACTGCGGATCAATTGTCAGGGGCTGCATTGAAGCATTCCCCGTCACTGCAGCGGAACCGCTACAAGCTGCCCATAAATACGTACCCGCCGCAACGGTATACCCTAAAGGAGTACTGTTGTGATTCACACCACCCCCGAGCGATGAGATACGCTCACTTGCCAATAGTGTAAGCGTTGGCGATCCTCCTGCGCTATTGGGCGCTTGTGAGGAAGAGCATAACCCCACGTCGATGCTTCCTCCCGACCACGATGCGCCGGACGCACAATTAAACGTTACATAATTAATCGTAACACTCTGTGCCACATACCCGATGTACGTAAAATATATGTGATTCTTCGTTATCGTATTCGATGCGTTGATCGCTGGCGTTGCGACTGGATAGAAATACGTCGCTAAATAATTCGGATCAATCACGGGCGTGGGTGCACCCGCGACGCCTTGCGGGTTAATGAGCTCAACATTGTTGTTAGCTAATGAGTATAGGCATATGGCGTTTTTACCCGCGACTATATCGCCCACCGCAACTGCGCCGCCTGCCTTAACAATTGTTACGGTCGATAACGAATTAAACTTTACGGTTGGTGTCGTCGTAGCATTGCTGTTGGCCGGCGAAAACATAAACAGGAAATTGTCAGTAAACGCTGTAACGGCCGGAGAAAAATCTAAAACGTAGGCGTCGGCCACACCAACATCGGGCGTAGAGGTAAACGACTGCTGTTGCACTTGCTGAGGCGTTGCTCCCGCGACCGAACCACCATTGCCGATATAGTAGCCACTAAACCATGTCGTGATCTGGGTAGCATCTGTTCCAACGGTGGTAACAGAATTATTGTTTTGACAATAGATTTCCACATAGTCGCCACCGGATAATTGGACGTCTACCGATATGTTACTTGTGCTAGATGCGCCATTATATATCGTACCTTGATTGCCTTGCTTATACTCTGAGCCATTAATGTAGAGGCTTACATTATACATCGACGTTGTCACAACGTTCGCGTCATTCACGGTGACCAAAGAATCGAAATGGTAAATCCCATTGAGCGGTGCGACAAAACGATAGTTTGTTACGTTGTCGTAGTTATCCCCCATGTCGAATTCTTTAATCTGAAACTGTACTTTTGTAAAACTCGAAGCGGCCAGCGTAGTGGTCGAATTGCTATACGCGCCGAAGGCGATCGCAACTGGGGAAGGGTTAACGACCGTACAAACGCCTGCGTAGACGATCACCTGATATGGAACGCCCGCTACGATAGCACCGGGTGGTAATTGATGACCTAACGTGTCAAGTAAGTCGGTTACCCCGAGACTATTAACATTTATCGTACAATTTCCAGAACTGGTATTCGGCGTGGTGAACCAGAATGATGCAAAATTACTATAGGAACCTAACGGCGGGGTAAGACTAACCACATACGCGTTAGTAACGCCGGTATCTACCGCCGACGTAAAGGCATTACCCTGTATCTGTGCGGCAGTAACACCACCCCCGCCACCGCTTAAAGACGAATTAAACAATACGTAGCTATTAACCGCAGCATTATAACAAGCACTGTAAGTACCACCTGTCAGTAATTCGCCACCTACAAGCGCACCCGTGTTGGTTACAAGTGGGATTGCGCCAAATCCTACATCGATCGTGGTTGCACCGGTATTAGTATTCGCACATTGGAATGTAACGTTAACCACACCATTGGATACGATCGGGGGAGCTAACGCTAAAACGATCGCATTCGCTGAACCGCTGCTGTCGATCGCGTAAGTAAATTTCTGCTGCTGTACGTCATACCCAGACACAAACGATACGTACGGGTTTAGCAATATGAACCCGCCGAGCCCTGCCGCATATACCATCGATGCGAGCGATGCTGTGTTGAGATCGCCGGGTGCTACGGGTTGACCGTTGGCTAAAAGAATCGCGGTTGGCGAAACGGCGTTAACTTGCACCGTGGGATTCGCGGTCGCGTTTGTATTAAGGGGCGTAAACTGCAGGGGGAGCCCATTTGTGAGACTAGTGACCGTGGGGGTTAAATCTACAACGTACG